CTTCCTTCACAAAAGTTGTCGTGTGCTAACGATACACCACACACCTGTTTTGTCTTCAGGAAGTGGTAGCAAACAACAGTCCCTGTTTCGCCTGACGAGCTACAGGACCCTCCCTACCTCCACATAGCAATCATGGTTTTCTTTGAGCTATTAATTGGCGCCTCAGTCAAGGCGGTCAAAGATTTCATTAGCCACTGCTACTCAAGGTTAAAGAGTATTTACTACTCTTTCAAGAGATGGCTACTTGAAATCTCAGGGCAATTTAAGGCCCAGGATGCTTTTGTCAACATGTGTTTCGGACACATGGCTGACATAGAGGACTTTGAGGCCGAACTGGCCGAAGAGTTCTCAGCTAGAGAGGACGAGATAGAAGAGGCCAGAAGTCTGGTCAAGCTCCTTGTTGCCCAGAAGTCCAAATCTGGGGTCAGCGAGGCTTTTGCCGACTACTTCTGGAAATCAAGAGGCACGGACTATGTGCCCCTCTCTTGTGAACCCACCACCGCTGAACTTGAAGTCAAGACTGAGAAGTTGGAAAGACTTCTATCTGAAATGCACAAGTTCGAGGTGCAAGCTGCTAAGACCTACATAAAAGAGAAAGGTCGCGGGTTCATCAACTGTTGGAATGACTTGCGTTCCAGGCTCAAGCAAGTTAAGGAAGTCCGAGATGAGGCAGCGGACAACAAGCATGTTGCCTCGAAAATAGAAGAACAATTCTCCCGACCCATCCCTGTGGAAGACCTGTATACCTTTACAGAGGTCGAGAGGAAAGAAACCGGCTTCATGAAGGAAGTCAAAAGACAGGTTTCTGGCGAGGAAGAGAAAGTCCTCGAACCTGTCTACGAAGAAACGCGGAGAATCAAAAACTCCGCCGAGAGCAGAGAAGCAGCTTCAAAATGGATCGTCGAAACATTAAAGCTGAAAAATTCGACTCTGTCTGCTGACGAACTCTCCCTTGCAACTATTGCCAGATATGTAGAGAATCTAGGGGAGAAGTTCAAATTCGACATTGCATCCAAGACATACCTCAAGCAATGTGCGATGCTGCATGTGCCCATCCCATCCCAACGAGACATTAAACTAAAGATGGTAATACAAAGCCCTGCAGCAAGAGCCGCTCGGGAGAGAGTGGCAGTCCTCGACTCTCAGGGTTTTTAGAAGGGCTCTGTGTGACCTCCGGTTTTGAAAGCCCTTTTTCAATTTTGGGGCTGCCGGAGATCACCGTCACAGACGGAGCCCGATACCGCAAGGTTAGCAGTAATATTAGGTATTTAACCCAAACTAGTTTAGGACTTGTATATAAAGCACCAAACGCTTCTCTACACAATGCGTTGGTGGCAGTCGAAAGACGTGTTTTCACGGTTGGGAAGGGGAATATTCCAATCTACCCTCCCACTCCAGCAAAGTCAATTTTTGAGGAAACCATGAGATACTTTGCTGACGGGGTAGTCGAACACACTGGCTATTGTAGAACCTACCCAGCAGCCATGTTGGCCCAGTCTTATTCGGCAGGCAAAAGAGCACAATACTTCAATGCAATTGCGTCATTAAAAAGAGAACCTTATCAAAAGAAAGACGCAAACGTCCAGGCTTTCCTCAAAAAGGAAAAACATTGGATGATCAAACCCATAGCTCCCAGACTCATCTGCCCGAGGTCCAAGAGGTACAATATCATCCTAGGGACCCGCCTCAAATTCAATGAAAAGAAGATCATGCATGCCATAGATGACATGTTTGGATCCCCCACTGTACTGTCTGGTTATGACAACTTTGCACAAGGACGGATCATAGCCAGAAAATGGAACATGTTTTCAGCTCCAGTTGCGATCGGAGTTGACGCAAGCCGTTTTGACCAACATGTGTCAGAACAGGCCCTTAGGTGGGAACATACAATCTACAATTCTATTTTTGGAGACATTGAACTTGCTGAGGCCCTTGAACACCAAGTGGAAAACAACGTCAAAATGTTTGTTGAAGACAAAATGCTCAGTTTCAAGGTCAGAGGGCACAGGATGTCAGGGGACATAAACACAAGCATGGGCAACAAACTCATAATGTGCGGCATGATGCATGCATATTTTAAAGCATTGAATGTAAAAGCCGAGCTCTGCAACAACGGAGATGATTGTGTAATCATAACTGAAAGAGAAAATGAGAAACTTTTTGAAGGCATATATGATCATTTTCTACAATACGGCTTCAACATGGTTGCCGAACCACCCGTCTACGAACTAGAGAAGTTGGAATTCTGCCAATCACGTCCTGTGTGTGTCAATGGTAGATACCGTATGGTTCGCAGGCCTGACTGCATTGGAAAAGACAGCACCACCCTCCTTAGTATGCTGAACGAGAGCGACATTAAAAATTACCTATCAGCTGTGGGACAATGCGGTTTGGTGCTGAATGCGGGAGTACCCGTCTTGGAGAGCTTTTATAGATGCCTGTATAGAAGCTCTGGGTACAAAAAGGTAAGTGAGGAGTACATCAAAAACGTTATATCATATGGAACAGATGAAAAGCTTCAAGGTAGACGTACCTTCCAGGAGACACCTATCACCCACAACAGTCGCATGTCCTATTGGGAATCTTTTGGAGTTGACCCGAAGTTGCAACAAATCGTCGAGAGGTACTTCGACGAACTGACGGTTAGTGCCCAACTCCAAAGTGTGAAGGTGACAACTCCACATCTGCAATCAATCCTCCTCTCCATTCCGGAGAGCTCCCCGCAATACGAAAATTAATTACCAGATTTTGGCTGGTATAGGCATAGGATTTATATTAGCTATTCCTTGTACATTAGCTATTACATATTTCATCTACAACAAAGTTTCTGATACCACTCGCGAAGTTGTGAATGAATTCAGTCGCCCGTAGAGCGAACAGACGACAAGGTAATGGAGCAAGAAGGCAACGCCGTCGAGCGGTTCGGACAGTGGTTATGGTCCAACCCAATAGAGCAG